TTAGCTGTTTGTTTGATTATAAAGTAATTGGATTTCTTTTTCAAATGTTTTTTTAATAAAACCTATATTTTCTGTAGGGCTGCCGTCTATTTCAATTTGAGCACTTCTATAAAGCACCTTTTCTAAAATATCAAAGACCTGTTCGATGCCGTCCTGTGAATCTCCTACAATCTTGTATTTTTTGTATTTCTCACTTTCTGCAGATATTTGTTTCAAAACATCTGGAAAATTTGCACCGGTATGTTTAATTTTTATTTTAAATTCTAATTTACTTACTTCAATAGAATTATCCTCATTATATTGTTGCATATTTTTAAAAGTGCGCTCTGATTCGGCAGGATTATATGCCGCCTCAATAGCCTTTACTTTTGAAAACTTTTTAATAGCGTCATCTATGGAATCTACAGTATACGGAAAAAAGTAAATGTGATAATTTTCCTCAAAGAGAAATTGATTGATAATATCAGTAAATTTTCCTGATTGTTTATTAGATATTATTGAAGTCATACACTTGTTTAAATCGACATAGAAGAACGAGTAATATTCAAATATTACTTTTTGACTATTAAAATCTATTTCTTCAGGTGTATCATTTTTTACAAGTGTTAATTTCATAAATTTATTTGTTGAATCATCTTTTTTAAGAAAAGTCCCAAATATGTAATTGTCATCAAATGAAAGTATTTCAATTCCATATTGATCATCACGTGATTTATATACCCCTGTTTTTGGAAATCTTTTTGAAAACATTTTTCGTAATACATCAGTATCACTATCACCATCTGCAAAAAGGGTACACTTTGGGACAGTTTTGAAAAAATAAATTGTCTTTTTTATTGTTTTCAACGACATAAATTTCACTCCTTATATTGACATAATATGATAATATATTATATAATTTTGTTAGGAGTGAAAAAACTGAATACTTTTTATTCCTACTTGACCGCTCATAGTGCCAGCTGTGAGCGGTCTTTTTTTATTTATTCTATTTAATCGGCAGATCGTGGCTGTCGGTGTATGGGGCTCACTGCAGAGCCTTACTGACTTCTTTTACAAGACCGAGGATTTGAACACGGGTGACATCGTTATTTTTGAACACTCGTGGGGGATAGTAGGGGTTGACTGAATGCAACTCAACGGTGTTATCGTTGTAAAGGACCTTTTTAACAACAGCCTCTTCATCATCAACGAGGACTGCGGCAATCTGACCGCTGTCAACGGAAGTTTGCTTTTTAATAAGAATTTTACTGCCGTCATCAATCAGAGGGCTCATAGAATCACCGTGAACATTTATCCATATATATTTATCCTGTTCTGAGGGGCAAGTGATGTATGTAGGCATATAGTCAACAGGCACATCCTGAGCTATCACTCCGAACCCTGCCGAAATGCTGTCATACACAGGTCGCATAAATACATTTGTTTGCGGAAGTGGGATTGCTTGTTCTTCTTCTTTGTTTTCTCTTTCCATAGGAGTATTGTCCCAACCAAGGATATATTCTGCTTTAACACCGACAGCTTTTGCTATAATCTGAATAGCATCTATTGGTATCTTTGCTGTAACTCCATTTGCATATCTTTGCAATGATGATCTAGATATACCGGTTAATTTTTCTAACTCAGCGTAAGAATAGCCTGAATCCAATATACTGTCTTTTAATCTTTTTACTATATTTCTAATTTCTTCTGTCATTGTGTAACACCTGCCTCATTGCCATTATATTAACATATCAATCTCAATTTTGCAATAGAAAATACAAAAAAATCTAAAAAATATCTCAAAAAAGGGTTGACTTTCAGGGACTGCTTGTATATAATATAATCATCTCAATAATGAGATAGCAAGGAGGTGAAGAAAATGACAAATGCTCAAATGCTCAAAGGAGCAATAGTTGAGGCAGGTTATACGCAGGCAAGACTTGCGGAAAAACTGGAAATGTCGGTAAACACGCTATCATCGAAGATTTCAGGCAAGACAAAGTTCACGGTTGATGAAGCAACTTTGATTTGTAAGGTTTTAAATATCGTTGATGATACGCGAAAAGTGCATATTTTTTTAGCCTAAACATCTCAAAATTGAGATATGCAAACCAACAAAAAACTGAATAGAGTGTGTTTCTATTCAGCTTTATAGTTTAACCGAGGAGGTGAGAAGATGGGAGCTGCAGATATCGGATATTTAATTGAAGTAGCCGCAAGAGCAATTGGCTTTATTTTGGTAGGTCTTGCTTTTATATGGCAAAATAAAGAACTCAAAGTTCTTCAGGCTGAAATTCAGAACTTGACAAAACTTCTTTGTTCTATAATTTCAGGTCTTAATTTGAAGAAGTAATTTCATCTGAGGTAGATTCATTATACTTCTCTATAAGCTCATTGGCTGTTTTAAGTAAGGTGTCGATTTTATCATCTTGTGAATCGTTAAGAAGTGCCAATTCATACTGTGTGTGAGCTGTATCGTTGTTAAGTTCAGCCGTTTTGTATTCGACACGAGCGGTATCATTGTTGACAAGCGCTGTGTTGTTTTCAATAGTGGTCGTTACAAGCTGTATTATTGTCGTTATAAGTGAAATCAATATAAATATTGCTTGAACTGACATTATTTTAATATTCTTATCAGATTTTTCAGAATTAGAATAATCGTTGACGGGGATATAAACAGCTTCCAAAACTTCCAGCTGTTTATCATCTAAATGAACAGATATTTCTTTATCACTTTGCGGAATTGGAAATTCTTTGCAGTAACCTTTTATACGCTCTTGAAATGTTTTAACAACTTCGGGAGAAAATGTGTAAGCGTTCTTCATTGATTCAAGCGGTTTTGCTAACGATTCGGTAAGTGCGTGTCCGATATTTTTACTCATTTCCTTTGCTAATTCAGCATACATAGGTTTCAATTTTTCAGCTAATTGGGCAAAATTACGGGAAATGTTTAATTGCATTTGCTGAAAATCAATTTCAGCATTTTCATCGGCATTATTGCTAAAGTAAAGTTTATCCATAAATATGTTCCTTTCTGTAAATATATTACTTTCTTTAACGATAATACAAGAATATTTATGTTTTGTCAAATAATTTTGTGACTATTTCAAAAATGTTACAAAGTGCAACTATTACACTAAAAGGGGGGTGAGATAAGGTGTTTATCCTTGAACGGTTAATGAAACACCCGATTTTTACATCTATTGCAGTATCCCTGATATCATCAGTGTTATCAGCGTTATTAGTATGCTTGATAGTGTTGACACGATGACGGGTATTGCTACGGAGTTTATCAAAAACTCTTTATAAATGAGGTGAAGAAATGAAAAATAAAATGATAGGCAACTATTCAAATGAAGGAGTGCTTAATATATCGGCTACAAATTTGCAGGAGTTTGAAAGCCTTATAAAAAAGGCAAAAAAACAAGCTGACGAATTGCAGGATACAATCAATCAGCTTGAATTCTTCAATTTTAGTTTTAAGTTCTCAACAGATAAGGATAATTAGTTTTTCTTTGTCATTTTTTCTGCATTCATAGCAGAAATGTCAAAATCTATAAAAGAAACGATTGCATTTATAAATAAGGTCTTTCGCAAAGTGAGCTTGCTAAGAAATCAGGCTTTACCAAAAGAGCTATTCAGTATTGGGAAAAAGGCAAAAAGAGCATTTCTCTTGAAAATGCCGACAGGCTCTTAACGGCTTTAGGTGTAGAAATCAAGATAGGTAAAACAGAAAGCAGGTGAGAAAATGGCAAAACTTAAACTTATTGACACAAAGGACAAGTTCCTTCTTGAAATTGACGGAACAGAAATTCCGTATGTTACAAGCTATCAGATAACACGAACGGTCAGCGAGGTTGTACTGCTCAAACTGGCTCTCAGCGTTGCTGATGTTGAATCAGTCGAAATCGTTTCAGACAAAATTACCAACGAAAATTAAGGAGGTGTACATATGGACACAGTTCAGATGAACAAAAAAATCAAAGAAATTATGGATAGCAGTGATGTCTATCTGCTTTCGGAAGATGCCGCAAAGGCTATTGGAGTTGCTCCGCAAAACTTGCGTGAACAGGCAAAGGACGAACCCGAAAAATTGGGATTCAATGTAATTGTAGTCGGCACATCTATCCGTATTCCGAGAATACCGTTTCTCAATTATATTCTCGGTTCAAACCCGTTGAAAGGAGTATAACAAATGGCATTTAAAGATTTAGAAACAAAAAGGTCGCTTAGAAAAAAGTACCGTGACAGCAAAGACCAGCTTAAATACACGCAAAAAAGTCTTGCAAGCACCGAGCAGGAGCGTGACATTGCTAACAGCCGTCTTGAAAAAACAAAGGCAAAGCTTGACAAAGTGACAGCCTTATATGTTGCCGAAAGAGCGAAAAACGCAGAACTTGCCCGAAAGCTCAACGCCTACGAATCATCGGACCCCGAAACAATCGTTTTTGAATGTGTGGGGGTTGAAAATGCCAACGACTACAAGGTTGTTTGATGAAAAGAACATTTTGCGGACCTTAGCAAAATGTTTATTAAATATAAAGGTGGGAAAATATTTTGAATTACACTGATTTTATATCCTCAAACGGATACATATGCACTGAATCTGAGTTTGAAATTGCTAAGGCACACGCTAAGAACAAGTTGGCGGTTATTATCAGCCGATTTGGTGATGCAAACGGTGAACGCCTTGAGGATTATTACCTTGAACAGCTTATCAGGGAAGAACTCAGAGCTGAAAGAGTATCAAAGGCGTTGTTTGAAATGCAACTTGCAGGCAAAGAGAAATCCCGCATTGCTTAGGAACAGCAACACGGGATTAAACAAAAAGAAATTTAAACAAGCTCATTATATCATATTGAATCGAAAAATCAATAGTTAGGAGATATTAAAATGTGCGAAGTATGCAGAAGCACTCCGTGTAATCCGATGTGCCCAAACGCACCGCAAGTACTGGTAATGGGGCATTGCAGAGCGTGCAACGCAGAACTCAGATATGATTATACATATTTCAGAGATACAAATGATGATATTTTCTGTTCTCGTGAATGTGCCGAACTTTTTCACGGCATTACCGAGGAAGAATGGTCAATAGATTAAGGAGGTAACATAAAATGACCAAAATTACAGAACCCGTTAATTTGCTTGAAACTGCTGATATGGAAGAAGTAAAAAATCTGTCAACAGTTAATGATGCAGAACCTGATTCAACCGATTTAATTCAGGTAGCTCAGATTCCTATCATCATCGAGAATCTCAAGCTGGTTAAATCTGAAATTGAGAAAAAGGTAAACACTGCCTGCGAAATGATATGTACAGACGAAAACTACAGGGAAATCAAGAAGTTGCGTTCATCGCTCAATAAGGAATTTGCGGAATTTGAAACTCGCCGAAAAGCGGTTAAATCGGAAATAATAACACCTTATGAGGCTTTTGAAACAGTTTACAAAGATTGCGTGTCATTGCCTTATAAGAAAGCTGATTCCGCCCTTAAAGGTAAGGTTGACGCCATTGAGCAGGGTCTTAAACAGGAAAAGTACGAAAAATCAAAAAGCTATTTTGATGAGTATTCAAAATCACTCGGTATTGATTTTGTGGCATATGAGCAGGTTAGTTTAAACATTACTATGAGCGTATCTCTCAAAAAGCTTAAAGAAACTATAAAATCTAACCTTGACAAGATTATGGATGACTTAAAGCTTATCGCAACGCAGGAGCACAAGGACGAAATCCTGTACGAGTATAAGCGGTCTTTGAATGTATCGGTTGCAATAACTTCCGTAACCGAGAGGTACAAGGCTATTGAAGAAGAAAAAGCAAGGGCAGAAGCCGAAAGAGCAGAGCGTGAAAAAGCCGAGCAGGCTGTGAGCAACACTCTTGACGAATATGAACCGTTTGTTGCAAATGTGCCTGAAGAAGTTGCTCCTCCGGTTGAAGAAATATCAGAACAGCCACAGCAAGATGAAAAAGTTCTGTCATTGTCATTCAAGGTTTACGGTACAAAATCACAGCTTAAAGATTTTGCACTCACTGTTAAGCAGTTAATCAACGAAAGGGGATTACGCTATGAGTAATTATAATAATCAAAACAATCAGATTCAGCAGAGAAAGCCGAAGTTTTCGTCAATGCTCCAGACACAGGCTTTTCAGAAAAGTCTTTCAAACTCAATGAAAGACCCGAAGGAAATCCAAAAGTTCACGGCGGCTATTACCTCAGTAGTGAGTACCAATCCGGCACTCGAAGAATGTGATGCAGGAACAATTCTTTCAGCGGCACTTTGCGGACATTCGCTCGGCTTGCCACCATCACCACAGCTCGGACAGTATTACATGGTTCCGTTTAAGGACCGTAAGAACAATCGTACAACAGCAACATTCGTTCTTGGTTATCGTGGCTATATTCAGCTTGCTATCCGTTCAGGACAGTATAAAAGACTTAATGTGGTGGAAATCAAAGAGGGAGAACTTCTTAATTGGGATCCGCTCACAGAAGAAATTACAATCAAAATGACTGAAGATGAAACAGAGCGTGAAACAGCTGAAACAATCGGATATTATGCTTATTTTCGCTATGTAAACGGCTTTGAGAAAGCTCTTTACTGGAGTAAGGATAAGATGAAACAGCACGCTATGAAGTATTCAGCTGGATATGCAAATGATATCAAGAAGGGTACAAGCTATACATTTTGGGCAAAGGATTTTGATGCGATGGCTAAGAAAACAATGCTCAGACAGCTTATCAGCAAATGGGGCGTTATGAGTGTTGAAATGCAGACAGCGTATGAAGCTGACAATCATATAATCAATGCCGACGGTACTCCCGATTATGAAACGAATACAATGATTGACGCAGATGTACCGTCAGATGCCCCATTACCGGAATCATCTGAACAGCAGATTGATTCCGATGAAGCATTCTCAATCGATGATCTTGCAGAGTGAGATGATTGATGTTGAGATAATCAGTACAGGCTCTAAGGGCAACGCAGTTCTTCTTGACGGTCAGGTCTTGATTGACTGCGGAGTGCCGTTCAGCAAACTTGTTGAGTGTGAAGTGGTTGACCGAGTTAAATATGTTTTTTTAACTCATCAACACGGAGACCATTGTAATGTTGCTACTCTAAAGCGACTGCTGTCCGAACACCCTCTTATTAGGATAATTTACCCCAATTATCTTTGCAAAAAGCTTTTTTCATTAGGTGATACCTCCTTTCAAAACAATTCATTTATTGTTGCACAGGATAAATGGTACTCAATAAGCAACATTACTTTTTCGGCAGTACCACTTCGGCACGATGTTCCAAACATCGGATGGAAGTTACACTTTCGCACTCAACAAGGGATATATAAAGTTATATACGCAACTGATACATCGGAGATTGCTCATATTACGGCTAAAAACTACGATTTGTATCTTGTTGAAGCTAACTACTCAAAAGCAGAATTACTCAATCGAATAAAAGATAAAAGATTAAATGGTCTATATGTGTACGAAGACAGAGTTCTTCGTACACATTTGAGCAAAGAAAAGTGTGACGAATGGTTGTATCAGCAAATGGGGCAAAACAGTTCCTTTGTTTACATGCATCAACATGAGGCTTTAGTATGATTACATCAGCTAACATAGTATCTTATGACGGATATAACTTAATAGTAAGACCGCATGAGCGTATCGGCAGAGAACTTGCACAGAAACAAGTACATGAAATTGAACTCAGAATTGTTGACGGACGCACGATTTCTGCCGAACAGCGAAGAAAAATATACGCAATCATCAGAGATATAGCATTTTGGTGCGGAGATAATCCCGAATGGATTAAAGAATATTTCAAGTTTAATTTTTGCGGTGAATTTGGCATTGAATACTTTTCGCTGTCTGATTGCGAAAAAAGCGTAGCAAGAGATTTCATAAGCTATCTGATAGATTTTTGTTTCTACCAAAATATCGGAACAAGAGATACTCTGCTTAATGTTACAGATGATATAGGCAGATACTTGTACAGTTGTCTTGAAAATCGTAAGTGTGCAATATGCAATGCACCAGGTGAAGTTCATCATGTTGACAGAATTGGTATGGGGCGAGATAGGGAACAGATTGTACATATAGGATTAAAAGCTATATGCCTTTGCAGAAAGCACCACGATGAAGCACATCGGCACGAAAAAGAGCTGTTTGATAAGTACAAAATCTACGGTATAGAACTTGATGAATATCTTTGTACAAAGCTGAAACTTAATACAAAAAGAAAGAGGTGATACAGTGAATGGCTGGACAACCAAAGCGAGGGCTTGACTTTGCGGCTTGGGATGTTCACTTGTTCGATGATGATGAGAGATTTGATGTGCTTATTGATGCACAGGGTTGGGACGGCTTTGGAGTATTTTTTTGGATTTGTACCAAAGCTTATGCAACAAATGGTTACTATTATGAGTGGCGAGAAGAAACCAGTGCTGCCACGATAGCGAAACGAATGAGCGGTGGAATTAAATCAGATACGGTAAATCAGGTAGTTAAGCTTTGCTTACGAATTGGGCTGTTTGATAACGGGCTGTTTGATAGGGAGAGCATACTGACCAACAAAATGATGCAAGAACGATATATGTACGCTATCGAAAAACGCTCCGTGCGAGGTCGCACAATAAATAGATTATATTGGCTTTTGAAAACGGAAGAAACAAAGGCTTATATAGTTATACCTGAAAATGAGCATAATCTCTCCGAGAATGAACATAATCTCTCCGAGAACGACACAAAGAAAAGTAAAGTAAAGGAAAGTAAAGTAAATAGAAATAATTATTATGCGATGCCGTCTGCAAATGCAGCCGACACCGCCGGTGAAAATATTTTTATTACATTACCTTTGAACGATAAGAGTAATTATTCAGTTTCAAAATCTGATGTTCAGCACTACAAAATTTTGTATCCTGCTGTTGATGTAGAACAACAATTGCGTTCGATGTTGGGGTGGCTCGAAGCTAATCCGAGCAGGAGAAAAACAAGAACCGGCATTAAAGGGTTCATTACTAAATGGCTTAATAAGGTCCAAGACAGAGGAGGTGTAGGATATGGATTCAATCCAAGCGATAATGTCAAGAATAATGTCACCACAGCGAGCGGAGGAAATTATCCAACGGGCGAGAAAGTCTTCTAAAGAACTCACTCCGAGAGAAAGAGCCGAACAAGAAGCAAAAGTGTTTAACTCAACACCCGGTAAGCTCATTGGCTATGAGTGCGAGAAATGTATGAACCGAGGCTATATTTACCGTGTAAAGGCAGGCGAAACGCCTTTCGGGCAGGTTACATATGATGTGGTTGCTTGCAAATGTGATTGTATGAAAATTCGAGATGAACTTCACAGAATGCAGAACAGCGGTCTTCAAAAACTTCTTAAACGATATACTTTTGAAAGTTACAAGACAACCTCAGATTGGCAGAAATATGTGAAAGATAAAGCATATGAGTACATTGACAAATGCTCTGATTGGTTCTTCTTCGGCGGTCAGCCCGGTTGTGGAAAGACACATATATGTACGGCTATTGTCGGAGCATTACTCAAAAAAGGCAAAGCACCTAAATATATGCTTTGGCAGGATGATATTACCAAAATCAAACAGGCATCGAGTAATTTAGAGGTGTATGAAGCTCTCATAAATTCATATAAGCAAGCGGAAATTCTTTACATTGATGATTTCTTTAAAACTCGCAGGGGCGATTTTGTCTCAACAGCTGATGTCAATGCTACATTTAAGATTATCAATTACAGATACAATGAAGGATTGCCGACTGTCATAACATCTGAATTATCACTTGAACAGATTTCGCAGATTGATGAGGCTTTAGGCAGTAGAATTTCAGAAATGGCTAATCCGAAAATTTTTATTAAAGCCGATAAAAATAAGAATTACCGTTTTACGAGAGGAAATGAAAATGATGTCTGAAGCACAGGAGCAATGTAAACTCATTAAATGGGCGGATAAATGTGTGCAAATGAAAATACATCCTGAACTTTCAATGCTGTACGCTGTTCCAAATGGTGGCAGAAGAGATAAAGCCGAAGCCGCACATCTTAAAAGGCAAGGAGTTAGGGCAGGTGTTCCGGATTTATGCCTTGCTGTGCCAAAAGGTAAATATCACGGCTTATATATTGAGCTTAAAGTCGGCAACAATAAGACTTCTGAACATCAGGATAAATGGTTGCAGAATCTTTCACGGTGCGGATACGCCGTAAAGGTATGTTATGGCAGTACATCAGCAAAGCAGACAATTGAAAAATATCTGCAATTGGGTGATTGATTATGAAATTGCAGGTTTGTCGAAAGTGTAAACACGAATATCATCCATGTAGCATACGGAAATGTCCATATTCAAAAAAAGGCTTATACATATGTGTCTATTGTTGTAAAAAGTGTCCGTATGTTAGGCAGGTCCCTTTGGGGTGGATATGTTTGTATGATAAACAAAAAGAAATATAAATAGGAGTTGTGATAAATGAAAAGCAACTGGAAATTAAGAAGTAAACAGCACGAAGATCGTATTCGTGGTGAAATGTTTGATACCGGTATCGGTTACGGGCTGAAACTTGCTTCCATAATATTGAGTCGCCATTTCGGATTCGGAGCAAAGCGACTTTATAAATTAAATCTTGAAGCCCTGAGATATATTGCAAATGTTAAAGATGGGGCAGAAGAATTTACCGAGGAATACAAAAACAATGTTGAGTATGCCTCAATAAAAATGCACAAAGAGTTTGACAAGGTTATGGCTTTGAAAAACAACGGCATTGATTACGGGCAGAAATTAAGAGATGAAATTGACAGCGGTAGTTATCTGAACGCAGAAATCGAGGTGAATTAAATGAGTAAAGAGAAAAAACCAATTTTAAACTTACAGAAGGGTTGTCCGTTTTGTGGTGGCACGGACTTATGTTATGGGTATGATCCCGTTTTGAGCAGAATTGACATTGTGTGTAAAGCTTGTAATTTCACTTTCTCATATAAAAATGAAAAATCTACAAACGCACTTCTGCTTGCTGAAAGTATATGGAACTCAAGAGTCAATGAGAAAAAGCCGACAGTGAAAAGCACAGTATCAACAGCAGAGGCTATCTTATCAGAACTCAAGGATATTAAGTCATATGTAGCTGAACTGGCAGGATACAGTATCGATGAAAAAGGATTAGAAAAGGAAGTCAAAAAATGATTGATTGTTCTAAAACCGTTAATTTTTTAAAAGAAAATGACAGAATGTGTCATTCTATAATCAATGGCTCTGAATGTGGTACATCTTGCCTACTGTCTTATGAAAACAACGGTACATATTGCGGTTGCAATGAGTTTATGCTCCATTACCCTGAAAAGGCAATTGCAATCGTTCAAAAATGGAGCGATGAGAATCCGCAGAGGACTTATTTGAGTGAGTTCTTGAAGAATTATCCGAACGCAGAGCTTGATCACGGAGTACCAAAGGTTTGCCTAAAAAAATTAGGAGCTGTTTCGGGTTGTGCAAAAACAAAAAAAGGGGACTTGTATATTAGTTGTTATAGTTGTTGGAATCAGCCTGTTCCTATTGAGGAAAGTGAGGTAGAAGAATGAGAGGCATTAAAAATATTACCGTTAATTACGATAACGGCGAAATAGAAACCTTAAATAAAGGTGTAGTTGTTGGTTTTGATGAAATCGACAACGAAGAAGAAACTATCAAAGTCAGATATCGTATGTGCGATATTAAAGGCAAGGATTTGCATTTGATTGTAAACGCTGTTGTTGCGTTGGCGCAGGAACTTGGTATGCTTGACGAGGAGGAGCGTGATATAGATTGACGGTTAAAGATTATTTATATTCGGTCAGGGTTTCGGATAAGCTGATCAGAACGAAAGAACACGAGTTGTCGAAACTTAGGCTGAATATTGCACAGGTATCAGTTAAGCAGAATGAGCCTGTTAAGACATCGGGAGTGAATGACCCTATGCGGATTGTTGACAGGATTGCAGACCTTCAGGCTGAAATCAATCGGGAAATTGACAATCTTGTGCGGTTGAAAACTGAAATCCGCAGTAAAATCAACGCACTTGACGATTACCGTTACATTGCAATTTTGACCGAGTATTACATAAATTGTCAGAGGTGGGAGGATATTGCCGAGAGTATGGAAATGAGCGTAAGGCATACCCTGAGATTGCACGGCGAAGCGTTACAGGCGTTCCGAAAAAAGTTCAATTTCTCGTAAAATTATTTTGAAATGTCATTGAATGTCACCCTTACCCTGCGTATAATGGTATTATGAAAGTTTGACAAACAGGACATATGTAAAACTCTCCTAAGATAAAAATCGCACAGACCGCTCTCATTTGAGGGCGGTTTTGTGTTGTGAGGTGAAATTGATGTATAAAGACAAATGCGGTACAGGTTACGAAAATAGCACAAGAGCGATTTTTCAGGGTGCAGGAGAATATGACATCCCGATTATTGAGCCTACAAAAATTACAGAAAACAACTTTATCGGATTTAATGAAGTTTTGAGCAGTAAGCAGAACAACTGCGGTGTGCATTTCTTTTTGGACGATTACCAGTTCCAAAGATTATGGAATACACCCGACAGGTATATTGAGAGTCTACAAAAATTCAGTTGTGTATTATCGCCTGATTTCAGTCTTTACACTGATTATCCGACAGCGTTGCAGATTTATAACCACTATCGCAAGCATTGGATAGGTGCATATTTACAACTCTACGGCATTGAGGTAATACCTACAATTTGTTGGAGCGACGAAAAAAGTTTTGAATGGTGTTTTGACGGCGAGCCTTTGGGTGGTACGGTTGCCGTATCAAGTGTTGGAACGCAGAACCGTACGGAATCAAAAGAACTGTTTTTGAAAGGTTACAAAGAAATGATTGAACGCTTACAGCCTGAAACAATTATCTTCTACGGCAGAGTCCCCGAAGAATGTATGGGAAACATCATCAACATCAAATCGTTTCAGGAAAAATTCATGAGGTCAAAATAATGGGCGGAAGAGGCTCTTCAAGCGGTATAAGTGATAAGGGAAAGAAGTACGGTACAGAATATCACACAGTTGCTCAATTTGGTGAAATAAAAGTAATTCGTATGAATGGTAATACTTCGATAAAAGCTCCTATGGAAACTATGACAAAAAATAGAGTGTATGCTACTCTTGACAAACAGAGCAACATCAAAAGTGTTACTTTTTATGACAACTACGGCGAAAGAATAAAACAAATTGACGTTACAGGTAGACCTCATAATGGAATGATGCCACATACCCATTTGGGTTATGAACATAATGAAATTGGAGATCGTCAATTGACTGATAAAGAACAGAAATATGTAAGTGTATTATTGAATAAATGGGAAAGAAAAAGAAAACACTTGAATATTTAGAAATTTATTGATATAATATTATAAACGCAGGGGATAGTTTAAATAGGAAAACAGTTTTTACAGATTCCGGTGCAACTCCGGAAACCTGTGTTTAAAGACAGTACAGAAATGTGCTGTCTTTTCTTTTGCTTATTTTTAGAAAGGGCGGTGATACCGTGAAAGACAAATTAAATGCAAGGCAGAGGAAGTTTGCGGAATATTATGCGCAGAGCGGTAACACCGTTCAGAGTGCTATACAGGCAGGATATTCAGAAAATTGCGCAAACGCAAGAGCGTATGAATTGTTGGAGAATGTTGGAGTTTCAAAATACATCAAGGAGCTTTCCGATAAGCTCAAGGACGAGCGCATTATGAGTGCAAAGGACAGACAGGTTGCTTTGTCCGACATTGCAAGGAATGACGAGCAGGACACCTCCGACAGAATCAGGGCTATTGACACGCTCAACAAGATGACGGGTGAATACACCGTTAAGGTTGACGCAAAGGTTGAGCAGTCCGAAAAGCTATCCGATGTGTTCAGACAGTTGGGTGGTGAGGGACTGAGTGAGTAACAAATTCCCGTTGTCACAAAAGTATATCGACTTTATCAACACAACAAATGTGTCGGCTGAATTTCTTGAAGGAACTACAGCGTCCGGCAAAACTACCGTCGGAGCAGGCGTTAAGTTTATGCGAATGGTGTCGCAGTCACCGAAGAAGCTTCACGCAATTGCCGCCAAGACAACTGGTAAAGCCGAAGAAACCATTATTCAGCAGGATAACGGTATTCTCGACCTGCACCGTAACGCAGTTTACTGTGGCAACGGCGACAAGGATTACAAGTTGCCGCATATCAAGTTTGAGGACAAAATTATCTATATTCTCGGTTACAGCAGTCGGGATAAGTGGGAAATGGTTCTCGGTGCGCAGTTTGGGTGCGTTTATATTGACGAAATCAACACCGCCGATATCGAGTTTATCCGAGAGATGTCAACCCGTAATGACTATATGCTTGCGACGCTGAATCCCGATGATCCGAGCCTGCCTGTGTATAAGGAGTTTGTCAACCGCTCCCGTCCTTTTAAAAAATATGAAAACGATGTTCCTCCCGAGATTACGGCGGAGCTTACCGAAGAACCTGTACCGAATTGGCGGTATTGGTTCTTTTCTTTTGCCGACAATTTAAGTCTTACATCCGAACAGATTGAAAAGAAAAAGAACTCTGCACCGAAAGGTACAAAGCTCTATAAAAATAAAATCTTAGGTTTGAGAGGCAGAGCAACAGGGCTTGTGTTTCCGAATTTTGAGAGGGCAAGACACATCAAATCAAAAGAGTGGGCAGAAAAGTTTTTGAACTGTAACCGCAAGTCGGAACACTTTGTTCAGTTCACCGCAGGTCTCGATACCGCCTATTCGCAGAAGTCGCCTGACACTATCGCCATGACATTTTACGGCATTACCAATCACGGCAAGTGTGTTCAGCTTGATGAAAGAGTTTATAACAACGCTGAAATGCAAACGCCTATTGCCCCGAGTGACACGGTGAAGAATTTTATTGATTTTCTTGACCGCAACCGTGATGAATGGGGCTTTGCACGCACGGCTTTTATTGACAGCGCCGACCAAGCGACTATTACCGAATTTCAAAAGTATAAGCGACAGCACGGCTGTGTCTATGACTTTGCAAATGCATGGAAGAAAACGAAGATTATCGACCGAATCAATCTTGTACTCGGCTGGCTTGCTACCGACTGTTATTTTGTGCTTGAACATTGTAAAAACACGATTGCCGAGTTTGAAATTTACAGCTGGCGAGAGGATAAAGACAACACACCCGAGGACGGTCACGACCATTGCATTAACAGCGGTCAATATGCGTGGCTGCCGTTTAAAAATATTATTGGAAGTGAAATAAATGGGGCTGATTAACAGAATGGCTGAATCTATCAGATCGGGAATTAAAAACTTTTTGCAGATTACTCCTGCAAGCGACAAAACAATTACCGTCACCGAAACAAGCAATCATCTGACCGAGTGCTTTATCAATCGCATTTGGTATTGGGGCAACAGCAGACAGCTTGCGGAGCTGTACAGGCAGATTGATACAAACAAAACTATGTTTTGGGCGGCAAAAAGCACAAAGGGGCTTGAAATCCGTAAAATACATACGGGCTTGCCGGCACTCATCTGCGAAACGCTTGTGAATATTGTAATTGCCGACTACAACGGCACAGATGTTACAAGTAAAAATTCAACCGCTTATGCAGAGCGTTGGGAAGATATTGAAAAGCAGAATAAGCTGTCCGACATGGTTAAGCAAATGCTCCGTGACCTATGTGTTGTCGGTGACGGTGCTTTTAAGGTCAGCTTTGACACGGCTGTATCAGATGTTCCGATTGTTGAATGGTATCCTGCCGAAAACATCGACTTTACATATGTGCGCGGCAGAATCCGAGAGGTTAAGTTTTACACCGATTACACGCAAAAACACCGCCGTTACCGTTTTGAAGAAACATACGGTTACGGCTATATTCACTATGCTTTGTACGATGACAACGGCAAAGAGATTGACCTGCACACGGTTGACGCTCTTTCGTGGATTGATTCAAAGGGCGTTACATTTGACGAATCATATATGTGGGCTGTACCTGTCCTTTACGGCAAATCGTGCCACAAGGGCAGAGGTGCGGGCATTATCGGCATAAAAACAGACGCTTTCGACAGCCTTGACGAAGTGTGGTCACAGTGGATGGACGCACTCAGAGCCTGCCGAACAAAGCAGTATGTGCCTGATTGCCTTGTTCCGAGAAATCCCGAAACCTGTCAGCCGATATCGCCAAATCCGTTTGACAACCGATTTATCACCGTGGGCAACGATATGTCTGAAAACGGCAACGGCAACAGGATTTACACCGAAAGTCCGCAGATTCAGCACGAAAGCTATTTGAGTTCATACATTACTGCCCTCGACCTCTGCTTACAGGGCATTATATCGCCGTCAACTCTCGGCATTGATACGAAGAAGCTTGATAATGCAGACGCTCAGCGTGAAAAGGAAAAGACAACCCTTTACACAAGGCAGAACCTTGTGAAAATTACGCAGAACGCACTTCAAAGCCTTGTTGCAGTTGTACTCAATGCAGACGGTGAACTTAACGGCAAGGGTATTGTTGAGGGCTTGGAAGTATCCGTAAACTTCGGCGAATATGCAAATCCGAGCTTTGAAAGTCAGGTTGAAACTGTGTCAAAAGCAAGACAGGGCGGTTTGATGTCAGTTGAAACCTCGGTTGACGAGCTTTACGGCGACAGCAAGTCGGAGGATTGGAAAGCCGAAGAGGTGCAGAGAATTAAGGAAGAACAGGGCATTGCAGGCGAAGAAGAAAAATCGGAGCTTGACGATGTGGCAGGACTTGATTTTTAAAATTTTTCTAATTAAACCTTGACAAATGTCCGTACATAATGTATTATATATGTACGGACAAAATAAGGCAGGTGTAAAGAATGTGTCCTAAAGGCAGACCTACGCAAGATAAGCGTGATAAAAGGTTTGAAATCAGATTATCAGCTGATACATATAATACCCTTGAAGAATGTGCTAAAAGTCTTAATATTACTAAGTCAGATGTAGTACATAAAGGTATTGCCTTAGTTAAAGCTGAAATCGATAAAAAGAAATAGAGTGTTGCCCACCGACCAAAGTTTGCAACACTCTAAAAAAACCGACAGAAGTATCTCTATCTGAAATCTATTATATCATTTAGGATTACTTCTGTCAAACAAAACAATTGATAGGAGTTTTTATTATGGCTTGTGTAAAGAGTGTAAAAAAGGTAATCGAAAGTGTTCGTGGCACTGTTAATCCATACTACGATATGGGTTGCGATAATGTCAATGAGATTTATCGTACCAATTCAAATGTATTTGATATGATTTGTGATGCATTCGTATTCGGCTATGCCCAAGGCATTAAATCCGCAAAAGCTGAAATAAGAAAGGCGGCTAAATGATATGGATAACGAAATTTGGAAAGATATTGAAGAACTAAATGGAGATTATCAAATCAGTAATTTAGGTCGTTTGAAAAGAACAAAAAAATATGGAAATCAATTTACTGAATGGGAAAGCAATAAAATTCTTAAATGGCAAAAAGATAAAGATGGTTACTTAGTTACCAGTATCAAAAATCCATTAACTGGTAAGTATACATCATACAAAGCACATAGATTGGTCGCAAAAGCATTTATTCCTAACCCTAATAACTATCCACAAGTAAATCATAAGGACGAAAATAAAGAAAATAATAATGTGAATAATCTTGAGTGGTGTACCAGTTTATACAATAACCATTACGGAACAAAATTAGAGAAACAAAATAAGAGTGTTAAACAATATGATAAATTCGGAAATCTATTAAGGGTGTGGGATAGTGTAACTGTTGCGGGCGAAACATTGGGAATAGATAAAAGTCATATCGTAAAATGTTGTAGAGGAAAAACAAAAACCGCATATGGCTTTATTTGGAAATATAATTAAACAAGAAAGAAGAGGCAGTTAATTTGTGACAGCCTCTTCTTTCTTGTTATTCGATAGGTGAAACGGATATTATTAATGGACTATGATATTTCAAAAGCATTCGAAAAAATTGAAAATGAACTAATATCATCAATGATAAGAAATTTTAAAAATCATAGAGTTGAAGAAGATAAAAATAATTTTTGTTGGACACAATGGCAGGCTGAACAGCTCAAAAGTCTTGAAGAGTACCGTAAGCACAACGCAAAGAAATTCGGCAAGCGTTTCAAAACCATTAACGGCAAGGTTGAAGAGATGATTCGCACCGCCAAAGCTGACGGAAATGCAAGTCAGGAGGCAGAAATTCTTGAAGCTGTCAAGGACGGTTTCAAAGCCCCGAAAAAGCCGTCAGCACACAGCACAGCCGAGTTTTTTAAGGTGAATGACCGTAAACTTGACGCACTCATAAAATCGACCACAGACGATTTAAAGAGGGCAGAAACGGCGGTTTTGCGTATGAGCAACGACAAGTACCGCAAGGCGATTTTTAACGCACAGGTTGCAATGAACACGGGTGCGGTTACATACGAAAAAGCCGTTGATATGGCGTGTAAAGATATGCTCAACGCAGGTCTTAATTGTGTGGAATACAAAAATGGTGCAAGGCACACGCTCTCGGATTATGCGGATATGGCGGTTAAAACAGCCAACAAAAGAGCCTATCTTCGTGGCGAGGGCGAAAAGCGAGCCGAATGGGGAGTATCCCTCGTTGTTGTGAACTCAAGACAGGGCGGTTGCCCCGATTGTGCAAAATATATCGGCAAGGTGTTTATTGACGATGTTTATTCAAACGGCAAAAAGTCAGACGGAAACTATCCGCTCCTCTCAACCGCAATCAAGAACGGTTTGTTTCATCCGAGATGTAAGGACAGCACAAGTACATATTATCCCGAACTTGATGATTTGGACGCACCGTTGTCTGAAGATGAAATCAAAGAGCTTGACCGTCAGCGAGGAATTGAGGAAAAACAGCAGTATGCACAGCGACAGGCAGAACGCTTTGACCGCCGTGCCGAATACAGCCTTGATGAGGACAATAAACGAATAGCCCAAACCCGAGCCGATGAGTGGCACGATAGGGCGAATACGCTTGAAGAAAAGACAAAGCAATTCTCACTAAACACCAATGAACAGAAATATTACAGACCTGTTTTTGAAGAAGATATATCAAAAACTTTTGAACGCAAAATTGAGGGCGAAACAATTACAATTGATACCCACAAGGCAAATACATTGTGTGACAATGTTTATATTTCAGATAAGGTAAAGCTAAAACGAAAAGAACTTCATAATTTTGATATGCAAGTGAGAAAAGCGTTTGATATGCTTGGAGAGGTTGAAACAAGCGGAAAGCCTGAAATTTGTATTGTCACTCCCGAAGAAATGCGAGTAAATGCTATTGCTTCATATATGCCAATGCAGAATGTTCTAAATGTCAATTCAGCATACTTTTCAACAAGTGATTTGTCAGGCTTACAAGAAAACTTGGCTTGTCCGCAAGACAGATTGAGTACAGTTCTGCACGAACTGATTCATTGGCAAGACGCTAAAAATTACAGAGCAAAATTCGGAAGTATTAACGATTATTTTGAATATTGCGATTACCTTAATAAAATTTATGCTCCAAAGGTTGAAAAATTGATAAATAACGGTTATAATATAGAGGATATAAGTGAGTATGCTTTTGAATGCTTAAAAGATAAAGCTATGGATGAAGTGTATAACGAGTACAGAGTCAGCAAACTTTTAGGGTGATGATGGTATGAGATTGATACAAACTGAAGAACAAAAATCTCTATGGAATGCGTTTAAGCCGTACCTTGTAACAAATGGTTTAAATGTCACTTTGCGTGAAGATGCTCCACAAGAAGCTAAAGATGCTGAAGCACTTTACAGTAAGCTTAGAGAGAAACAAAAAATGCAATATCTAAAAGATAGTGGCATAATCTAACCGCTCCGTAAAAAGGGCGGTTTTGTTATATGCAATTCACAAAAACAGCATAAAATTACGAATTGAGCATTTTATAATCGACAGCAATGTTGATTATAGGGTGCTTTTTGCATTTAAACCCGTCGATTTCGACCGGTTTAGAAAGGTGGTGACAGAATGAAAATCAGAGTAACAACAGCATTTAATGACAGGCAGAACGGTTATGTAACCCGACCTGTGAATGAAGTTTTTGAATGTTCCGAGCAGAGAGCAAAGGAACTCATTGACGGCGGTTTTGCAGAAGAGGTCAAGTCTGACGCTCCCAAAAAGCCGAGAGCCAAAGCAGTTAAAACAGAAAAAACAGAAAAAGCAGATTAAGCACTTTACGAATATGTAAGGTGCTTTTTTATTGTCCGAAGACATTAAACTACGGGAGACACCGTGCAAAACTGAAACAGAGAGACACTCTATGAACTGATTACGGGAGACACCCGAAAAACTGAAAGGATATGAAAAAAATGGCAGAACCAAATCCAACACCAACCCCCAATGAACCGACACCTGCACCGCAGGGAACTCCACAGGGAAACGCTCCTGCCTTTGATTATGACAAGCTCGCAAGCCTTATTACAGGCAAACAGAGCGTGACAGAGGACACCGTTTTGAAGTCTTATTTTAAGGAGCAGGGATTGTCAGCCGATGAGATGAAAGAGGCTATCGGTGCTTTTAAAAAGCAGAAAGCCGAGAACACTCCCGACTTTGCAAAAATGCAGTCGGAAGTTGAATCTGCAAACAACGCAAAGCTCACGGCAGAAGTCAACCAATCGGCAACCCTCGAAGCCGTAAAACAGGGCGTTGACATTGCAACCGTTCCGTATGTGCTTAAAATTGCAGACTTTTCAAAGGCTGTGACAGACGGCAAGGTCAATGCGGAAAAGCTGACAGAGGCTGTTAAAAAGGTGCTTGACGATATCCCCGCACTCAAGGGCAAACCTGCCGAGAACGGCACAGGAGTTAAGAAAATCGGCGGTGACGGCAACGGTACATCGGACGGTACAAAACCAAAGGCAAATGTTCCTACCAAAAAATGGAACAGATTTAATATTTAACCAAAGAAAGGATTGAAAAAATCATGGCAAACACAAATAACTATGCCGAGCAGTTCAGCCCTGATCTGCTCGAAATTCTTGTTCAGGGCACACTTACATCACCATTCATCACTTCAAATGTAAAGTGGGTTGGCGCAAGAACTTTCCACTTCACACAGATGAGCACATCAGGCTTTAAGAACCACAATCGCAACGGCGGTTGGAACAAGGGCAAGTATGTTCAGACCGATGTTCCGTTCACCTGCGAACACGACCGTGATATTGAGTTTCTCGTTGACAAGGCAGATGTTGATGAAACTAACGCAACCGCAAAGGTTGAGAATATTTCAAAGGTGTTTGAGCAGACACAGGTTGCTCCCGAAACAGACGCACTTTTCTTCTCAAAGGTTGCAACAAAGGCTCAGGCAACAGACGGATATCATTCTTCAACAAAGACATCGGAGTGGACTAAGGAGAACGCTTATTCAAAGCTCAAAACAATTCTTTCTGCCGGCAAGCTCCGCAGATACAAGGCAAGAGGCACACTTGTTGCCTATGTGACATCTCACATTATGGACTGCCTTGAACAGTCAACAGAGTTCACTCGCAAGATTGAGCTTACACAGATTGCAGAGGGCGGTATCGGCATTGAAACAAGAGTGACCGAGATTGACGGTTGCCCTATCATCGAGGTTATTGACGATGAGCGTTTCTACGATAACTTCAACTTTAACCCCGATGACGGCGGTTTTGAGCCTGCAACAGGCGCTCACAAAATCAATGTTCTTGTTGCCTGCGGTGAAACCTGCAAGACTGTTCCGAAGATTTCAAGCATTTATTTCTTTGCTCCCGGCTCACACACAGAGGGTGACGGCTGGCTCTATCAGAACCGTTCGCTTTCCGACACATTCGTATTCCCAAACGGCAAGGACGGCAAAATCGACAGCATTTATGCCGATGTTGACACAACGGCGGTTGCGTAATGTATGCCGATTACATTGAACATCAGGGTGGAGATGAAAACAGTATTATCTCTGCCGAACACATTGATGTTCTGACTTTTAACCGCATTGATTTTGAAAAACTTTCGGAAATGCAGAAGAGAATCATCGGCAGAGTGCATAGCAGACTTACTGCTTTTGAAGAAGAAAATGCCGATATGATTTCTTCCTATCTGAAAAGCTATTCAATCAACGGTACATCAATGGAATTTGGCGCAAGCTGGAATTTAATGTGTATCAGCGGAGTGGCAATTCCTGCCGACCTCTATGCGTTGCTAAAATCAACAGGACTTTGTTATCCTGCAATCTGAAAGGTGCGTGAAAACCGTGAAATTTCCGTCACTTGTAAAAAAGCAGTTCTGCAAAACTCCTGTCGAGGTCACAATCTACGGTGAGGGAATAACCGAGGACGGCTCTCCTGTTATCGCATTTGAGTGCAAAAACCTGTATCCCTCCGAAAATCTTTATCCGTCAAATCTCCGCTGCGGAGGCAATGCTGTATGCAATGTGCAGTCAAAGGCAAAGACGGTCTATACCAAAGAGCAGAAAACTGTTCAGGTGTCGGCTGTCTTGCTTTTTGACGGCGACATTGCTCCCGACAGCCCCACTTTAAGCGGTGGCTTTGTAATCCTTGACGGCGTAAAACGAAACATCGTACAGGGTACAAAACACCGCAACCCCGACGGCAAAGTTAATTTTACGGAATTGGATGTGATTTAATGGGATTTTCGGTATCATCAAAAATCAAACTCAATATGCCTGTTGTAAAACAGCTTGATAGGGCAAAGCAACAGGCTCTTGAACAGACAGGTGACGCACTTCTTACACGGGTGAAAAACAAGCAGGTAATGCCGTTTGATACAAGCATACTTCAAGACGATAGTACCGCTGTTGATTATTCACAAAGTGCAAAGGGGATAGTTAAAATTGTGTCAGATACTCCGTATGCAAGACGGTTGTATTTTCATCCCGAGTATAATTTCAGCCGTAAGGAAAACATTGCCGCCGGCGGTAAATGGTTCTCACCGTGGCTTGAGGGCGGTACACGGCAGAATTTTTGCAGTCAAACATTCACTAAAATATATAGGAGAAATACAGGACTTTGATTTACTTATCGGACATCAGAGATTGGCTCAAAAGCGTTACCTCAGCCGAGCATTATTACATCGGCAAGCTTGACAACAAGCAGGACAGGTCAATCGGTGTGTATTCATTAAAGCAGTCGGAAACACCCACAAGGGCAATCGGCGGTGAAAGTACCTACGATACAATAAGCGTGTCTTTGCTTATCCATTACACCGACAACGCAAGAGAAACCGAGGAGTTTGCACGCAGACTTTACGAAACGCTTTACGGCATTAAAAAAGTTGAAATTAAGGAACACAAAATCTATATAATCGAACTGCTCACGGAAGAACCCGTTGATGTGGGAACAGACGACAAGGGTGTGTATGAGCAGGTCATTGAAGTTAAATTTTATTACGAAAGGAAGTAATTTTATGGCAAAAGTTGAATCGGGAGTATTCCCATGCTATGAAAATCAGTTTGCGGTTGGCAAGGCAGGAACAGAATCCGCCACGACAAATATTGCTAACTGCGAAGAATTTTCTGTTGCATTTGACAACGGTGTCGAGGAATGGACAGCCTTTGAAAACGAGGGCTGGAAGTCAAGGCTTATGACAGCAAAGTCAATCACAATTTCGGTAAAGGGCAAGCGTACAATCGGTGACGCAGGCAATGACCAGATTGCCGCCCTTGCATTTGAAAACGGCAGAAAGGCAGAAGTTTCGTTTATGTGGACCTTCCCCAACGGTGCAACCGTCCTCTTTAAAAATGCAGTCGTATCCGTTACATCAAACGGTGCAGGCGCAAGCACGGGTGTTGCTCCGCTTGAATTTGAAGTTATGTCAAACGGCAAGCCGGTATATACAGCAGCAGCTTAAAAAATGAAAGGAATGAACGATTATGTCAAAGTTAATTGATATTACAGACAAGCTTAATTTTGAGGAAAAGCCGAGTGTCAGAGTTAAAAATGTTGACCTTGCAATCAACAATGACGCAGTTTCAATGCTCAAAGTTGCGGCACTTTTTGAGGACGGCAACGGTAAAAGTAAAGATGTTATCGAAATGTATCATCTTCTTTTTGATGAATCCGAGAGAGAAAAGATTGAAAAGTTAAAGCTGAATATGCACGATTTCAACGCCCTTATCAGCGAATCTGCCAAAATTGCAACAGGCGATTTGACTGACGAGGGGGAAGCTCAGACCCCGGCTACGACCTGATTGATGACTTTGATTTAATCGTGTCGAGCTTTCGCTCGGAGTACGGGGTCAGCATTTATTCAAAGGATTTTGCTAAAATGAGTTGGAATGAGTTCTGCTCACTTCTGCAAGGCTTAGGACCCGAAACACCGCTTGCAAGAACGGTTCAAATTCGCCTTGAAACCGACAAAGAAGTCTTGAAAAACTTTACTTCGTCACAGCATAAAATCCGCAACAAATGGCGGTCAAGGAATGTAAAGCACTATTCAGACGAAGATATGAACACCGTTCTTGCAGAATTTCAAAACTTTTTTGCAAGCTTGTAAAAAAACAACCACTCCAAATGGGGTGGCTGTTCTTTTGCAAAATTTTTAAGCGTACATCATAGCGGTGTGCGCTGTTTTTATGCCTGTTTTTAAAAAATCTAAAATGAAAGGAAGTGGTGAATATGGTGACAAAGGCGGGTGAAATTGAGCTTGATGTCAGGCTTACGGGTGATGATATTTCCAAAACATTGCATAAGATTTCCGATTCAATTACCAAAAAGTTTGATTCGGCGTTTTCAAGTCTTTCAAAAGATTTTGAAAATGTAAGCACTGATATGAAACAGTCCTTTTCAAAGGTTGCAGAGGGCGTTTCTCAGAAAACCGAAAAAGAGTTTTCAAACATCAAAGGCAGCGGTGAGCAATTAAGCAATTCGGTTTCATCTTCGTTTAAGAAAATAGGAATGGCTGTGGTTGCCGCTTTTTCTGTTGCAAAAATCAAGGAGTTCGGTCAGCAGTGCATTGAATCGGCTGCGGAAGTCAATGCGGCAAATTCACAGTTTGAGCAGACTTTCGGCACAATGCAGTCGCAGGCAGAATCAGCCATTCAGAGCGTTGCCAATCAGAGCGGTATTCTTGAAACCCGATTGCAGGGCGTCGGCACAAGTATTTATGCCTTTGCAAAAACTACTGGAATGGACAGTTCAAGTGCTTTGGGTATGATGCAGGAGGCTTTGCAGGTAACAGCCGATAGTGCCGCATATTATGACCGTTCGCTTGAAGATACCGCAGAAAGCCTGAAATCGTTTCTCAAAGGCAACTTTGAAAATGATGCCGCACTCGGTTTGTCCTGTACTGAAACCACACGAAATGCGGCGGCTAATAAGCTGTATGGCAAGTCATTTACGGATTTGTCGGAATCGCAGAAACAGCTCACGCTTTTGCAAATGGTTAAGGACGCTAATCAGCTTTCGGGTGCTATGGGACAGGCAAGTCGTGAAGCAGACGGTTGGGAGAATGTAACGGGCAACCTCAGAGAAAGTTGGAAACAGCTCCTTGCCGTAGTCGGTCAGCCTATTCTTCAGGTGGCAACTCAGGTTGTAAAGCGGTTGAGTTCCGCACTTGCGACTTTAACGGAATATGCCAAAGGTGCGGTTGAATCGCTTTCAAAGGTATTCGGCTGGGATACAGGCAATAACACCGCAAGCAATATCAAATCTGCGTCCGATTCTGCCAAAAGCCTTACGGATACAGCAGATGACAGTTCAAAGTCACTTGATAATGTTCAGAAAAGTTCCGAAAAAGCAAAGAGAAGTGTAGCGGGCTTTGACAAGCTGAATATGCTTTCAAGCTCTGACAGCTCATCTTCAAAGTCAGACACCTCCTCATCAAAAAGCTCTTCAGGCGGTTCATCGGGCGGAGCTGTTGCAAAGAATGTTGTCAAGGACACAAGCAAAAACCTTTCGGGAGCATTCAAAAATCTATACGAAAAAAGCGGATTTAAAGGCTTTGTCGAGAATGTACAGAAAGGTATTAACAAGGTTGATTGGTCAGCTATAGGCAAGAACTGCAAGACCGTTTTTGATAATGCTGTTCCCATAGTTCAAAAGGCATTCGGCACAATGCAAAAGGTCGGTTCTGCAAAACTCGGGGCAATCGGTTCTGCATTCGGAGCGGTTGCGACAATCGGCGGAAAGTCATTTCAGACCATTTCAGGCGGTGTTGCTAAGTGGATTTCAAAAGACAGGGAAAAGATTATCGGCTTTATCGACACCATAGGTAACAATCTTACAAACGGCTATAACAACCTTTCAACCTTTTTTGATAATTTCGGTACACTTGCAGGCAATGCAATTGACAATGTTCGCCCTCAAATGGAAGAATCAATTTCCAATCTTTTAAGCGGTCTTACAACCTTTGCGGGCTCAGTCGGCGAAGTTGTTTCGGGTGCGTTTTCAACTGCAACCGAAAGCCTTGTTGAATGGACTGAAAATGACGGTGCAACAATCACTGAATTTCTCGAAAATTTACAATTGCAGTTTGCAGATGTGTTTAACTTTATCGGTCAGATTTTCGGAGATATCGGAACAATTATCAGTAATTGGTGGAACGGCAACGGACAGCAGATTTTTCAGAATATCTGCAATATGTTTACCAACATCGGCACAACCCTTATGAATGTTTACAATCAATGGATTAAGCCTGCGTGGGATTTTATCGTAGCAATCGTAAAATCAGCTTGGGAAAACTGGCTGAAGCCTGTTTTTGAAGGCGCAATAAACTTCTTCGGCAAGGTTGCAGACTGTGTTTCAACCGTGTGGAATAACTTCCTGTCACCGTTTGTAAACTGGCTTGTCAGTTTTTGGGGACCTATATTTCAGAATGTTTTCAATGCCGTAAAAAGGGTGTTTGATAATGTGTTTACATTTATCGGTGGGTTGATTACCTCTATACAGAAAACATTCGGCGGTCTTATTGACTTCATTACAGGTGTTTTCTCAGGCGATTGGAACAAAGCATGGCAGGGTATCTACGACTTCTTCAAAGGTATTTGGGACGGCATTTGTGCCGTGTTTAAGTTTATTATAAACGCTATCATTGACGGCATAAATGCGTTGTGGACAGGTATTTATAATTTCGTTTCGGGTGTTGTTAATTCAATCGGCGGAATAGCCGGTATTATCGGAGCGGCTTTTGGACAGGATTGGAGTTTTTCAATGCCTGAAAATCCGCCTCTCATTCCGAGATTTGAAGAACCCACGGAATCACCGGCACGAAAATTTGCAAAAGGCGGTATTGTTAAAGCTCCGACACTTGCGGTTGTCGGCGATAACGCAGGTGCTAACAGCGGTAACCCTGAGGTTATTTCTCCTCTTAACAAGTTACAGGGTATGCTCGACAATTCGGGCGGTCAGGATACAGTGATTCTCACACAAATTCTTGACATGCTTAAACGCATTTATGAAATGTTCATTATCTTTCGCAATAACGGCGGCAACACTTATTCGTTTACTGCCGAGCTTGAGGGTTCAACGCTTTTTGAAGAAATGATAAGACAGGATGAGCTTTACAGACGCAGACACAACGGTAAATCCGCATTCGCATAAAGGGGGAAATGATATGTCAAATTATAACGGCTATTTGCTTAAATTCGGAAACAACATAATGCCGAATAAGTACATTACCGCATTTTCGTCAACTCCGAATCAGCGACTTGAAACTTCTGCGGAACGAGATCAGAACGGTACGCTTCAAAGGGCAACGCTGCCAAATTACAAAACAAAAATTTCGTTTTCAACTCACATTCTTCATCTTGACGAAAAGATTGATTTTCAGTCGATTATCAACCGCTCAATGGCGAATAAGTTACAGAGGAAGTGCAGGGTAACTTATTGGAACGATGAAACGAACAGCTATTACACCTCTTATTTTTATATTCCCGATATTGAATATACCGTAATGGATGCCGAAAAGAATGATATAACCTATCAGCCGATTACTGTTGAGCTGATTGAGTATTAAGGGGTGATTCTTAAAAATGCTTGTATCTAAAGAAATTGCTGATAAGCTGAAAACAAACACACTTTACAACACCGTTGCCCTGCATTCCCCCGACGGCAGTTTTGAGGATATAACAGGTGAAAGTATCGTGCTTGACAGTTTTTCGCTTGAAAATGAAATCGTTGAAAAAGAATTGAAATTCGGCGGTTGCATAGCCTCTGAAATGAGCGTGAAACTCATTGATTATGATTGCTCGGCTTTGATAGGAAAGACAGTACAGGTCATCATAATTGCAACATATCTTGAATCAGAGTTGTATCCGTCAGATGATTTGTACCCGTCAAATACTCTTATTTGTCCTGCCGAAACAGGAACGGTTGAATGTCCTGTTTTCTACGGTAAAATTCAGTCGGCTCAAAGAGATAAAAAACAGCGTAACATCGTCAAAATCATAGCCTATGACGCTTTTTATGATATGTCAAAGGTGGATGTGTCTTTGTGGTTTGCAGGCAAAGAGAACGAGGACGGCAGTTTTGCTTATGGTTATGCGCACTATCAAAAAGACGATAATTTTAAGAGCTTTTATTCAATAATCGCAGAATTTGCCAAAGATTATGCAATTACAGGGGTTTCACCGCCGAGCTTATCTGTCTTTAGTGTACCACTGAAATTTGATGATACCTGCGTGGAAAAGGTTATAAAGGACATTACCTTGTCAGATTTAATCCAAGCTTATGCAGAATTAACTTTGAGCTTTGCCGTTATAGATGCCGACGGAAAAATGCGTTTTAAAAGGCTGTATTCTCAATCTTCCGTTGAAACAATCGATTCGTACAAAGATTTATCCTTTGAAGATTACGAACTTGAGCCTATCCGTATGTACAGTGCTAAGTTTGCTGATAAAAAAGCGTTTTTGTATGGCAACAGTAACGATTTTTCGTGGTATGTTTCCGATAACATTTTGATGAGGTGCAGAACAACAGCAAGTGATATCGGCACAAAATATAATTCTGTTAATTTTTTTGGTGATGTATATAAATATCGCCCGACAAAAATTAAGCTGTTTTCGTATTGGTGGCTTGAGGCAGGCGATAAGTACACAATTAAAACTCCGTTTGAAGATTTGCCGACAATCGAAACATTTGTGTTCAATAAGAAAATGGACGGATTTATAACTGCCCTCACATCAAAGGGCGAAAAACGATTAGGAAAGGAAGTAAAAGAAAATGAACAAATACAATAAAATTGTCTTTGTGAACGGCTCTGCTCCGCCCCTCAATGCCGATAACCTCAACCATATGGACGAGGGGATTGAACGGGCAACAGACGGGGCAATTGCACTTGAAACCGAAATAGCCACGGCAAGAGGCGGTTCTAATTCGCTCGGAGCAAGGCTTGATACAGTCGACACAAATCTTGCAAACAAAGTTAATAAAGCGACAACACTCGCAGGGTACGGAATTACGGACGCATATACACGAGAAGAAACAGATAAAAAACTTGCCCGAAAGCTCAATTCAATGCCGTTCGACAGCGAACCCAAAAATAACAGCCCGTGTTACCTCACAAGCGGAGCAGTTTACAGCGCTCTGCTTGTTAAAGCAGATAAAACCGCCTTGGCAACTAAATACGATTCGTCAAATATTGAAAGTGGTACATCAACACTCACACCGTATTCAACCGTCACCGATAAAATCAAAAGTGCAAACTGTACATATAAGACGATTGGTGACATCGTAATCGTCAGTGCAACGGTCAAAATGAACGCAGTATCTCTTGGCGGCAATAGCATGTGTCCGCTGATTGATTTGCCGTACAAATGTATTTCCGAGGACAATGTTTTTTGTGTCGGTATTTCAAACCTTAGCAAGCTCTTTAAATTTGCCATTCCGAAAAATAACACTTGGCTACAGTTTTCGACTCAGGATAAGACGGCTTACACATTTGCAGACGGCGAGCAAATTAATGTGATTTGCTTGTACAAAATTAAATAACGGAGGTATGAAAAATGGAACTTAAAGAAAAAATCACACTTGATATGCTCACAAAGGACAGCGTGTCGGTACTCAGACAGCAGTTTTTGACCTTCAACGGTGAAGAAATGCAGGTTGGCGGAAACATCCGCAACGCATACATGAACAGCAAATCGGGCAGAGAACAGCTCAAAACGGTGCTGTCTGATGAATATTACAATGCCGTCATGGCAGTTTGGGGCGACAATCCAACCGTTGACGAGCCGATAGAAAGCGAGGTGTAAACAATGAAAGAAAACATTTTACAGGCATTATTTGCCACGGTATGCGGTGCTATTGTCGCATATCTTAACATCTTGCTTGTGCCGTTTGCGGTGATGATTGCGGTAATGATTATCGACTATATCACAGGAATGGCACAGGCATACATCAGCCACACGCTTAACAGCCGTGTCGGTGTAACAGGCATTATCAAAAAGGTAGGCTATATCGTAGCCGTAGCGGTCGGTATTGTTGCCGACTATCTCATCAGCTCGGCACTTGTCAACTGCGGAATCGACCTGCGGATTAACTACTGCATCGGCATGATTGTTACGATTTGGTTTATCATCAACGAGTTGATTTCAATCTTAGAAAATCTCTCGGAAATCGGTATTCCATTGCCGAAATTTTTGGTATCAATCGTTAAGAGATTAAAGACTACTGTCGAAACAAAAACAGACGAAAGCGAGGAATAATTATGGTTTTATCTAATACTGTTGACAAAATGTTAAGCGAAGATTACAAAGAAAGGTTTATCGCTGAATATCAGCAGTTATCAATCCGCCACGATGGCTTAAAGAAAATGCTTGATAACTGGGATAAAGGGAATCTGAATTTTATTCCGACTTGCCCACGCAGTACATATGACTTGCAAATTAAAGCAATGAACGATTACAGAGCCGTACTTGAAGCAAGGGCAGTTATGGAAAATATCGACTTGAAAAAATTATACGCAGAAAGCGAGGAATAATTATGAGTAATTCAAAACTTGTTAATTACACAAAATTAAGCCCAAACCACAGCGGTAAACGCACACACAGCATTGACCGCATTACTCCGCATTGTGTCGTAGGTCAGTGCAGTGTCGAAACCCTCGGCAACATCTTTATGAATACAGCCTGTGAGGCAAGCTGTAACTACGGAATCGGCTATGACGGCAGAGTGTTGCTCTGTGTCGATGAGAGCAACCGCTCTTGGTGTAGTTCATCAAACGCAAATGACCAGCGTGCAGTTACAATCGAATGTGCAAGCGACACAGTAGCTCCGTACACCATGAACAGTAAAGTGTACAACAAACTTATTGCACTTTGCGTTGACATTTGCAAGCGTAACGGCAAGACTAAACTGCTTTGGTTTGGTAATGAAAGCAAGACGCTAAATTATTCACCAAAGTCAAATGAAATGGTATTGACTGTACATAGGTGGTTTGCAAATAAATCCTGCCCGGGCGACTGGCTCTATAACAGGCTCGGCAATCTTGCAGACGAAGTAACTGCACAGCTCGGCGGTAAAACATCAAATAAGGAGAATGAGGAAATGATTAAATACGGCTCACACAATACAGCGACACTTGCATTTAAGAAACAGTTAATTACTTTGTACAACATGAAAATCATCAAAACAAAAGTCGATAACTCGAATGGTTTTGGTGACGGCACTTTAAAGGCTGTTAAAGAGGCACAGAGGGCAGGTAATGTCACAGCTAATGGTATCGTTGATGAAAAAACAATCAATGTTATCTATCATCTTATCAATGATTGCAATTGGGCTAAAGATAAAAAAATTGCCAATGCAAAAAAGGCACTCGGCTGATTAAAACCTAAAGGACATTCAACACATAATTGCAAAAACTCCCCTCACGCTGTCATTGAAGATAGGTGAGGGGAGTTTGTTATTTGTAGATTTGTTAGCTACTTGTTAGCTATGTGTTAGCTACGATATGTATTTTTCCGTGTTTTAGAGTGATTTAAGTATAGCAAAACCCCAGTAAATATCGTATTTACCGGGGTAAAAAGCTATGGTGCAGGTAACAGGACTTGAACCTGCATGAAATTGCTTTCACATGGACCTGAACCATGCGCGTCTGCCAATTCCGCCATACCTGCTTATTAAATTGAAAATTGAAAATGGAAAGTTGAAAATGATTGTGTCAACCTTTGCATAATCAATTTAAATTCCCTTGATTTTTACACGGTGGGGAAACCGAGGCGGAGCTTACTTTCAGATAAATCTTACTCTTCGGCTGATTCCGCAACAGCACTCAAAATGTGCTATATTATTATAGCAGACCGACAGGTAAGTGTCAAGTGACATTTACTTTATCGGTCTGTTTTACGCTGATTATTTTTCAGAATCGGGTTTGCGGATTTTGAAACCGTCATATTTTCCGATGTCGCAGAGGGCAATTTCGTGGCACCCCATTCTTGTTGACAGCGGTGCAAGCTCCATATAGTCGCCGTAGAGGAAAGTAAGGTACTTGTCATATTCCTTTGGCACGGGGAACTTGTAACCCTCAAAGTCGGCATAAGCAACATCGTCAAGATATTCCTTTGGAAAAGCACCGTTATAAATATTTCTGCCCATTCCGTCATAGAGATATTTTGCATTCTTTTTGTTTTTAAAGAATTTTAAAGTACGGACTTCAAGCCACATACTGAATCTGAGCGGAAATATTTTCTTGCAGAAATTTGTTACAATGCTCTGGATTCTACTGCCGTTTTCAGCCTTACGATTATTCCATTTATTGAACACCAGCGCTCTTGTGAACAGAGTCACAGCCATATGAATTTTTCGTCCGATTGCTGAATTGGCTGTGTTATCATGACAGAAAATATCAAACGCAATTCCGTTGTGCATTGCGTGATGGTCTTTTGCAAAGTTGGTTGCAAAGAAAGTGTCGTCAAGTCTGACCTTGGCAAATTCATAGAAACAAGCCTTGTCCGTATGGTACGATTGAAAAGTCATATTGCTCGGAAGTTCCTTTGGCGCAATCTCGCAAAAGCGGTCAAAATCTTCACGCAACATCATAATATCGGCATCATCATCCCACGGAATGAATCCTTTGTGACGGATTGCACCGAGAAGTGTTCCGCCGCCGAGAAAATATTTTATGTTGTGCTTTCGACAAATTCTGTCGGTTTCAAGCAGAAATGCAAGCTGAATTTCGTGGATTGAATCAAGTCTGCGTTCGTGTGAGTGGGGGATACGCAGAACTTTTTCGGACTTCATCTTGTCCATTATGCAGATTTTCAGCATGGTTTCAAGGTCAATGTCGGGAGTGCATTCGTTTACGGAAATCTTGTTTGAATTAATTGCACAGCCGTCAAGCTCCGTAAAATTGCCCGACTCAATTGTACAGCGACTGCCGTAAATATCGTTGAGAACAGCCGCAATCATAATCAGCGATGCGTTGCAGTTTTTGCCGCCGACATTATAAACTGCGTTTTCTTCAAGATTTGTCATTGCGAAAACAATCGCCTTTAAAACATCGTTGATATAAACAAAGGTGCAGCGATCCCTTGTTGCCGGAACAACTGTGTCACGGCGGTTGGCTATATCGTCAAAAACAGGATCAAGCACGCTTGTAAAGTTGCTTGACGCTCCCAAAATTATGCCCGTTCTGAGCGTTGTAACGGTTGATTCGCTGTTCTTCAAAACCGAGTGCAAGGTGGTTTCTCTCGTTCTCATAAGCTGACCTGCAAGCGATGAGGGAGAGGTTGTGTCAAGTTCTGCGTACTCGTTTTCAGAATAAACTCTGTGCGGTTTGGCTTTGCCGTAAATTCTGCTGTCGTTCACAACGACAACCCTTGCGCCTGTGGCTTTTGCAATTTTGGCACAGGCATTTATCTCTGCAATGCCGTCAATCATAATCTGTGGGTTGTTGTCTGTATGTTCACCGCAGATTCCTGTTGTAATTACATAGTCGGCACTTGAAATTTCTGATGCAGAATTATAATCAACAAAATCAAAATCATCTCTTAACAAGAGTTCACTGTGGTATGATGCCATTGCGTTGCGTGATTGGCCGAGAAGGATAATTTTTATTCCGAGCCTTTTAGCCTCGTTATTGTACAGAAAGGCATAGCAAAGACACCTTGCAAGTTCACCGCCAGAGATGACAATTGTTTTGTTCCTGAGCTTTGCAAGAGTTTCTTTTTCAACTCCGGGCAATGCCGCCCTGTCGGCCTCAAATTCGTTAAAAAAATCTTTAATACGCATTACTTTATCCTTCGCAATTCTGCACGCAGTTCTGTTGCTCTTATACTGTGTTTTATTCCGTCTTTAAGCGTGGTTTTCGGACTAAAGCCGAGTGATTTTATTTTATCGTTGCACAAAACATACGGTGTGGGGGATGACGGAGAAAATTCGGGTTCTTCTTCATCTTTTCTGTGAACAAACACTACGGAGAGATTCTTTTCGGGATTTGCCGATTTTACAAGCTGTGCAAATTTCCGCATTGTCACATTTGCGTTATCATTTGAAATGTTGTATGCCTCACCGCTTTTTCCGTTAAGCAAAATATCAATCAATGCAGAAACCGTGTCCGTCACATAGCAAAAGCTGAACTTTTCACCACCGTTATCTGTAAGCATAATGCCCTGATTTTTTGCCGCACTGACAATCAGCTTTGCCCATTTTCTTTCATCGCTCATTCTGACACCTCCGAGTGTGGGGCAGGGACGGGCGATTTTTACATTCATACCGAACTTTTCAGCATAGCAAACAGCAAGTGTTTCGGCTGAACGCATACTTTGTGCGTATGCACTGTCTGCATCGGTCGGATCGAGATAGCCGAGGTCGTTTTCGCAAATGTTATTTTTACCGCTGAAAACCTCCCCGTAAACCATATATGAAGATACGAGCAGAACCGATTCGGCATTTGACTCTTTTGCATATTCAAGCACATTTGCAAAGCCCGAAGTGATTGTATCCGCAATTTCGGGATTACTGCAATCTTCCTCTGCAACCTCACACGGGCAGTTGCAGTATATTACAAAGTCGGCTCTTTCAATCTCCGGAAAGTTCTTTGACTCTCCGATTTCAACAACAAAATCTTTGCGGAGAGTAAGGTAGCCGAACTGCTTTTCGGCATCTTCACGGCTTTTTGCAAGGGTGATTACCCTTGTGTTGTTTTCAAAAAAATCATTGCCCTCAAGCAATGTGCATATAATGTAATATGCAATAAGTCCGTGACAGTCCGACACAAAAACAGTCTTGTTTTTTAACTGTTGAAAATTTATCCTGTTGTCTGCAATTTTTTTAATGTCCTCAAAAATTTCGGAGGGCAGATTGCCTTTTACGGTACAGTCCAT